CAGGAGTTCCAGCTATATTATCTAATGGAATCGTGCCTAGTTTAAACACTGGTATTTCAGCTGCTGAGGTAAGGTCTCTTATTGGAGCAGGAACATCAAGTAGTTCAGGAGTTACATCTGTAGGTGTAAATCCAGGAGTTGGAATAAGTGCTTCAGTTTCAAACAGTACTACAACACCTGTTATAACTATAACAAATACTTTTACTTCTGACACAGGAGTGCCAGCGGTATTATCGAATGGTTCAGTACCAAGTTTAAATAGTGGTATTAGCGCATCTGAAATGAGAAGTTTGATAGGAGCAGGTACAAGTTCTACAACAGGTACAGTAACTTCTATAGCAACAAGCACAGGTTTAAGTGGTGGGACAATTACAACATCAGGTACACTTACTAATACAGATAGAGGTTCTTCACAAAATATATTTAAAAACGTATTATCTAATTCAGGTACTGCGGTTGCTGATAACAATAACGATACTTTATCAATTTTAGGTGGAACTAATGTTTCTACTTCTGTTGTTGGAGATGTTTTAACTATAACTTCTACAGATACCAATACAAATAATTATGTAACAAGTGGAAGTATATCAGGAGGAACAGTAACTTTAAACAGACAAGGACTTGGTGCAGTAACTTTTGCTATTAATAATAACCAAATAACAAATGGTGCTGGATATATAACTTCAGCTTCTTTACAAGGTGTTCCAGCTATATTATCTAACGGTTCAACACCAAGTTTAAATAGCGGTATTTCAGGTTCTGAAGTAAGATCACTTATAGGAGCAGGTACATCAAGTTTAGTTATTGGGACAACTTCAACTACAGCGAAAGCTGGTAATACAACAACTATTACTGGTACGCAAGCGAGTAATATAACAACAAACAATGCCAAGGTAGGAATTTCCAGTACTCAAGCAAGTAATATAACAACAAACAATGCTAAGGTTACAGATACAGGTTTACCTGCGGTATTATCAAATGGTTCTGCTCCAAGTTTAAATACTAATATAAGTGCTTTAGAAATGCGTACGTTAATTGGCGCAGGAACAAGCTCAAGTTCTGGAGTTACATCTGTAGGTGGAACTGCAAATAGAATAAGTTCATCTGGAGGAACTACTCCAGTTATAAATGCAATTGTAGGAACTGTAAATAGTTCGTCATCTAATTTAGCTACAGGAGCGCAAATACAAACAGCTATAAACTCAGCTCTTACAGGAGTATTACAGTTTGAAGGCACATGGAATGCTTCTACAAACAGTCCTTCTTTATCAAGTGGTGTTGGAACGTCAGGTGATTACTATATAGTATCAGTTGCTGGTAGCACAAACTTAGATGGAATAACAGATTGGGCAATAGGAGATTGGGCAGTATTTGCTAATACAACGTGGACAAAAATAGATAATTCACAAGTAGGAAATGTTACAGGTTCTGGTTCAAGTACTAGAGTAGCATTTTGGAATAGTAATTCGAATATAACAAGTGATGCAGGATTAACATTTAATGGAGGTTCAAATGCTTTAACTGTTGGTGGTACAGTAACTTGGTCAGGAGGTAGTTCATTAGAATCAAATTCTGCATATGATAATATGGTAACAGGATTTGGTAATTCAGGTTCTAGTTCTAAAACACTTACATTAACACAACAAGACGGTGGTACTTTAACTACAAGCTTTAGCATTCCACAAGGAACTGTAACGAGTGTTGGAACTACAGGCTCTGTTAATGGAATTAATCTTTCAGGTACTGTAACAAGTAGTGGTAATTTAACATTAGGAGGTTCACTTTCTATTAGTAATTCAGATTGGTCTGGAACAGACTTGGCTGTTGTTAACGGAGGAACAGGTTCAAGCACAGCTTCAGGAGCAAGAAGTAATTTAGGAGTTGTAAATGATACAGGTACTCCAGCTATACTAAGTAATGGTTCTACACCGAGTTTAAATACTAATATAAGTGCTGTAGAAGTAAGGAATTTAATTGGCGCAGGAACAGGTAGTGGTACTTCTAATTTAGTTATTGGAACAACTTCTACTACAGCAATGGCTGGAAATACTACAACGATTAGTGGAGGTCAAGCATCAGCTATAACTGCAAATACTGCCAAGGTAGGTATTACAAGTACTCAAGCTTCAAACATTACAACTAACAATGCTAAAGTAGGAATAACAAGTACTCAAGCATCTAACATTACAACTAACAATGCGAAGGTTGGTATTACATCTACTCAAGCTGCAAATATTGTAACTAATAATGGTAAGGTCACAGATTCAGGTACACCAGCAATATTATCAAATGGTTCTACACCATCATTAAACTCAAATATTTCAGCTGTAGAAGTTAGAAATTTAATTGGAGCAGGAACAAGTTCAAGCGCAGGTGTAACGTCAGTAAGTGGAACAGGAACGGTAAGTGGACTTACATTAACAGGAACAGTAACAGGTACAGGAGATTTAACATTAGGAGGCTCATTGTCTTTATCAAGTGCTAATGTAACAGGTGCATTAGGATTTACTCCATATAACAATACTAACCCTTCAGGTTTTACATCTTTTGCAGAACCAGGGATATTTAGTGGAGGAGGTTCACCAACATTAGCTTCAGGTGTAACAGCAGCAGAAATCAGATCACTTATAGGAGCAGGTACTGGTAGTGGTTCAGTTACTGGATCAGGAGTTAATAATAGGTTAGCTATTTGGACAGGCACATCTTCCTTAGAAGGTGATGCAGACCTTACATGGGATGGTTCGGAATTAGTAATAGATGGAACATTATTTGTTGATGGAAATATACAAAGTGCCAACGGAGCTACTAATTCAGTACAATGGGAAACTGGTTACACAAGAAGTATAACAGGATTTTCTGATTCAGGATCATCAACTATAACATTAACATTATCACAGCAAAGCGGTAGTACACTTACTACTTCATTTTCTAATCCACAAGGAACTACAACTCCAAGTAGTACAGAAACTTTTACTAACAAGTCAGGTAATATTAGTCAATGGACTAATGATTCAAATTATATTACTTCAGCACAAGCAAGTTTTTTACCACTAGCAGGTGGTACAATGACTGGTAATATTGACATGGGGGATAATAATGTACGTTTTAATGCTACATCTGGTGGAGCAGGAGACGGAATATTATATAAAGACACTTCAGGAGGATATAAAACAGCTTTAACTTTTGAAAACTCAAATAGAGTAGTTCTTCAAAACAGAGCAGCTAATGGGGAAATTGATTTAAGAGCAAATACTTCTGTAGCTGGTGTAGGAGGAGAGGTTGCTGTAGCCACTATAAAAGACTCAGGAATAATTACATTTAAGCCTATAGGATTAGATGTAGGTTTAGCAAATAACAATGGTAATGGATTTACATTATTTACTGGAGGTTCTTCAGTGACAGGTGGTAAAATATATTACTGGACAGGAAGTGGATGGACACTTGCAACGCCAACTAATGCTTATAATAGATTAATAGCTATGGCTAAAGGAACTGGAACATCAGGTTCTGTTGGAATGATTGTTCAAGGTTTAGTTAATGGAGCGCAATCAGTTACAAGTAACGGTATAGCTGCATACTTAACGACAAGTGGAAACATAACAACAACAGTCCCTACATCTGGATATGCAAGAATAGTTGGATATGCATACAGTAGTACAATATTTTATTTTGACCCAGATAAGACTTGGGTTGTAATAGCAAATCCATAAAATATAAATAATGGAATTTATAAATCGTAATCTTACATTTACTGAAAATTCTATATATTATATAGACCAAGAAACAGAAGAAACTCATTATATAATGATGGATTGGGAACAAACAATTATGAAAGCTCATGCTGACTATATTTGTTCTAAAGGAGGAGATATTTTAGAAATAGGTTTTGGAATGGGAATTAGCGCAGATTTTATACAAGCTAATAATATTAATTCACATACAATTGTAGAGTACCATCCAGAAATATATAACAAAGCTTTAGCATGGGCAGAAAATAAACCTAAGGTAAATATTGTTTTAGGAGATTGGTATCAAGTAAGAAATCATTTACTAACATATGATGGGATATTTTACGATACATGGGGTGATGAAAACGCAAAACATTTAAAACAAGTAATGCCTTATTTAATGAAAAAAAATGGGCTAGCTACTTGGTGGAATAGTTATCTTACAGAAGATAATCAATTAAAAATAGAAGCTGATAGTTACGAAGTTATACCAGTAACTCCAGACTCTAATTTGTATTTCAATCATACAGAATATTATTTACCAAAAAAACAATATTAACAATGGCTGAAATAACTATAAACGTAACATCAAACAGACAAGGGTCAATAGTAAAAAACGGTGGCGCATCAGAAGACTGGGATGATGTAATTAATGCAAGTTCAGGAACTACTGTAAGTTCAAGTGTTACTCAATCAACACCTGTTCGTGCAAGAAGAGCTACTGATAGAGGTGGTAATACTTCTTTTAATTGCTCAAGATCATTCTTTTATTTTGATTGTAGTTCTTTACCAGCTGGAGCAGTAGTAAGTGCAGGAACTTTTACAGTTAATGGTGTTTCTAACGCTGGTGTAAATTCAGTAGTAATGACTGAATCTAATGGAGCTTTTGGAACAAATGGAGGTAGTGCTTTGACTACAGGTGATTATGATACAGCAGCTTTTGAAAATCAATTTTCAGATACAATTAGAGGGTCTGATACTATCTTCGCTTGGAATTCAGGTACACAAAATTCAGGAGAAAACGACTTTCAATTAAATGCAACTGGTATAAATAAAATAAACAATTCATCAAGTCCTAAAAAATTAAATGTAGCTTTAGTTAATTATAATTATGATTATAGTGAAACTAGCCCATCATCAAGTCTTGATGCTCGTAACGGTATATACTTTTTTACTTCAGGAGGGTTTATGCCTAAATTAACATTGGTATATGAAATAAGTAGTTATGCTAATACAATAAATGGTGTTACACCAGCTATGGCATCATCTTTTGATGTATGGCAAGTGAACCAAGTAAACTTGAAGGGAGAAGATACTCCAGCTGCATCAGCTGTTAATGGTATAGAGTAATTCAAAAAAAATTCCTATCTTTGTTAAAATAATAAAAATAATAAAATCAAATGAAAAATTTAACTACAGAAGAATTAAAGTCAGTACAAGACATTCACAACTCATTTAACAAAGCTAAGATTGACCTAGGAGATCACGTATTACAAAGAGATGCTCTAGTAAAAAACGTAGATGTAATAAGAGAAAAATTTGCTACAATTGAAAAAGAATTAATTGGAGTATATGGAAAAGATTCTATTATTGATTTAATGACAGGCGAAGTAAAAACTAAAGAAGAAGCTGCTGAAACAGCTCAAATATTAGAAGATGCTGAGGCTGACGTAAAAGAATATAACGATAATCTTAAAAAAGCATAAATGTCTAGAATAAGTAATAAAGCTGCATATCCTCCTTTATCTCAACCTGCTTTAGCTGATTATGTTGTTATAACAGATGCGAATAAAAAACTTGCTACTAAAACTGTATCATTAAATGGAATAAAAAACTTATTTCAATTAAGTTATAATGATATAACTATAGAAGTAAGTTCGGCAGAACTTTTAGCTTTATATACTGTTCCAAAGACTTTGCTTCCTGCGCCTGGCGTAGGTAGAGTATATGACATTTTTAGTATTTTTGCGTATCTCGATGCAGGCGTTACTGCTTATGATTTTGTAGATCCCGTTCAAGTTAAACAAGGAACTTCAGTTTGGGCTGAATTGCCTACTGCTTCTTTGATGAATGCTGGTGCAGATTCTGCCGCACATTTTCAAAAGCAAACGCTTGCCTTACCTATTAACACTTCTGTATTATTACAAGCTCAAGGAGCTAACGCTACAGTTGGCGCAGGTATACTAAAAATTAATATTCGTTACAGAAATATAGAATTACAATCATTCTAATATGGTAATCAGAAAAATTTCTATTGGCGCAGATTATAAATCAGGTGCTATGCATTACATAGTAGGCCAAGAAGTTTTGGGTGGTAAACATAAAATTCATCTTATACAACATGACCCAGAGTCAGAGTCGTATAAAATATGGGTTGAAAAAAATTCCGAAATATTAGTTTGGAAAGATTTTAAAACAACACTGCCAATATCGTTAGAGTATAATATAAACTTTTAATGAAATCCCCACATTCTTTTATTGTAAAACCTATAGACAATAGGAGATACAGTAATACAAAAAAAATCGGTAACATAGATTTTATAACAAGTACGTCAGAGGAAGACCATACGGTTTCTAATAGATATGCTAAAGTTATAGAAGTTCCTATAGACTATACAGGAGAGGTTAAAGTAGGAGACACTTTATTGGTACATCATAATGTGTTTAAGTTTTATAATGACATGTATGGCAGAAGAAAAAGTGGGAAAAGTTTTTTTAAAGACGATTTGTTTTTTATTGATCCAGACCAGTTTTTTTTATTTAAAAGAAATGACGTATGGAAAGGTTATCACAAATATTGTTTTGTAAAACCTGCAAGTGCTAAAGATAGTTTTATAAAAAAATCAGGAATTATAGAGCCTTTAATGGGTACTCTTAAATATTCTAATTCTCAATTAGATAAGCTAGGTTTAAAAGTTGGTGATGAAATATCATATCAACCAGAAACAGAATATGAGTTTAATGTAGATGGCGAAGTATTATACAGAATGTTTACTAATAATATAACTCTTAAACTAAATGGATATTAAAAGTATTAAGTTGCAAATTATTAGTGCAGGAGAACAAGCTGTTGTTCAGTTAATTAAAGTTGCTAAAGAAGATATTATAAAATTTAATTCAGAAGATGAATTAGCAGCAGACAGATTAAAAAATGCAGCAGCTACAAAAAAGCTTGCTATATTTGATGCGTTTGAAATATTAAAAAGAATTGAAGAAGAAAGAGCTTTATTAGATGGTATAGATATAAAAACAACTAATACTCCACAAGGATTTGCAGAATCAAGATCAAAATAGACTATATAAATTAATTACTAAATTAATTCCTAACTCAGTTATTGCTACTAAAAACAAAGCAAGAACTTGGAAATATGGTTATAATGAAAAATACAAAATAGTTGTTATATCTAAAGACGGTACTATAGGAGATATATATAATATAAATAGTTTAATAGTAGCACTTCCTGCAACACCTAAATTAAAATCTGACGAAAAAAAAGAAAATCAATATTGGAAGCCAGCGTTAATAAAAAAAGAATTAAAAAAAATTCAATCTATATTTCATTGGCATCAAACCCCTCCTCAGTTTAAAGCAAAGTGGATAGACTATATTGAATCTGAGTTTGACAAACGAGAACAAGGAACTTGGTTTTTAAATAATGGTAAATCAACTTATATTACTGGAACACATTATATGTATCTTCAGTGGACTAAAATAGATGTTGGTAATCCAGATTTTAGAGAAGCTAATAGAATCTTTTATATATTCTGGGAAGCTTGTAAAGCGGACTACAGAAGTTTTGGAATGTGTTATTTAAAAATAAGACGTTCTGGATTTTCATTTATGAGTTCTTGCGAAGGAGTAAACCAAGCTACTATAACTAAAGACGCAAGAATAGGAATATTATCTAAAACAGGAGCTGATGCAAAAAAAATGTTTACAGACAAAGTTGTTCCTATATCAAATAATTACCCTTTCTTTTTTAAGCCTATCCAAGATGGTATGGATAAACCAAAAACAGAATTAGCTTATCGTGTACCAGCATCAAAGATTACTAAAAAGAATATGTATGATACTGGGGATGAAGAGCTTGAGGGATTAGACACAACTATTGATTGGAAAAACACTGGAGACAATGCTTACGATGGAGAGAAATTACAATACTTATTACATGATGAAAGCGGTAAGTGGGAAAGGCCTGAGAATATATTAAACAATTGGCGTGTAACCAAAACTTGTTTACGTTTAGGTAGTAAAATTATTGGTAAATGTATGATGGGTTCTACTTCAAACGCATTAGACAAAGGAGGTTCTAATTTTAAAAAGTTATTTGAAGATTCTGATTGTTCTAAACGAAATCAAAACGGACAAACTAAATCAGGGTTGTATAATTTATTTGTTCCTATGGAATGGAACTTTGAAGGTTATATAGATAAATTTGGAATGCCTGTTTTAACAACTCCAGATAACCCTATTATGGGTATTGATAATGAGTGGATTAAAATAGGAGCTATAGACTATTGGAGAAATGAAGTAGAGTCTTTATCTAATGATCCAGATGCATTAAATGAATTTTACAGACAGTTTCCTAGAACTCATTCACATGCTTTTAGAGACGAATCTAAACAATCTTTATTTAACTTAACTAAGATATATCAACAAATAGATTATAATGATTCTTTAATTAAAGAACATTTTGTTACTAGGGGATCGTTTCATTGGAAAGATGGCATAAAAGATTCTGAGGTTATTTGGAGTCCCAATAGAAATGGAAGATTTTTTGTAACTTGGACACCAAGAAAAGAATTGCAAAATCAAGTAGTTAGCAAGCATGGCAAGAAGTATCCAGGTAATGAACATTTAGGTTCATTTGGATGTGACTCATATGACATCTCTGGAGTTGTAGTCGGTAAAGGATCAAACGGTTCTTTGCATGGTATGACTAAGTTTAGTATGGAAAAATGTCCAGCAAATCATTTCTTTTTAGAATATATAGCTAGGCCTCAAACAGCAGAGATATTTTTTGAGGAAATTTTAATGGCTTGTATATTTTATGGAATGCCTATTTTATGTGAAAACAATAAACCACGTTTATTATATCATTTTAAAAATAGAGGGTATAGAGGATTTTGTATGAATAGAGTAGATAAGGCTTTTAGTAAATTATCTAAAACAGAAAGAGAGTTAGGAGGGATTCCTAATTCTTCAGAAGACATAAAACAATCACACGCTTCAGCTATTGAATCGTATATTGAAAAACATGTAGGCTTAGATTTAAGTGGAGAGTATAGAGAAAAAGAAGATATGGGAGAATGTTATTTTCAAAGAACATTAGAAGATTGGGCAAAATTTGATATTAGTAACAGAACTAAACATGATGCATCTATTAGTTCTGGTCTTGCTATAATGGCCAACCAGAAGCACTTGTATACTCCGACTAAAGAAAAATCAAAAATAAGCATTAACTTTGCAAGATATAATAACAGCAACACATCCAGTCAATTATTGAAATAAATGAAAGAAGTAACTATAAATATAAAGTCAGCTGTATTTCCAGACCAATTTGCTTCGGACTCGGATAAAAAAAGATTAGAATTCGGATTACAAGTTGGCCAAGCTATTCAATACGAATGGTTTAGAAAAGATGGTGGAACTAATAGGTTCTACAATCAGTGGACACAATTTAATAGGCTTAGATTATATGCTAGAGGAGAGCAATCTACAGCTAAATATAAAAACGAATTAGCAATTGATGGAGACTTAAGTTATCTAAACTTAGACTGGTCTCCTATATCAGTTATCCCAAAGTTTGTTGACATCGTTGTAAACGGAATGTCGGACAGATTGTTTAAAGTAAAAGTTTATGCTGAAGACGCAATGTCAGCTGAAAAAAGAAACAAGTTCCAAAACATGGTGGAAGGACAAATGATTGCAAAGCCTTTATTAAGTCAAATTTCTAAAGATTTTGGAGTTGATGTTTTTACAGTTCCTGAAGAAACTTTACCTACTGATGACCAGGAGTTAGAGCTATACATGAATATGAAGTTTAAACCAGCTATTGAAATTGCTGAAGAAGAAGCTATTAATACTTTATTAGCTGAGAACCATTACGATGATACTAGAAAAAGAGTAGATTTAGATTTAATGGTTTTAGGTATTGGAATGACAAGACATCAATTTCAATTAGGACAAGGAGTTAAAATTGATTATGTTGATCCTGCAAATATAGTTTACAGTTATACAGAAGATCCTTACTTTAAAGATTGTTTTTATTGGGGTGAAATTAAAACTGTAGCAATTACAGAGCTTATAAAAATAGACCCTTCTATTACCAATGACCAACTGGAGGAAATTTCTAAATACAGTCAGTCATGGTATGATTATTTTAACGTAGCTCAAATGTATCAAAACAGTATGTTTGCTAGAGACACATGTACTTTGTTGTATTTTAATTATAAAACTACAAATACTTTTGTTTACAAGAAAAAAGAAACAGCTGAAGGAACTTTTAAAACAGTAGAAAAAGACGATCAATTTAATCCTCCACCTGAAATGATGGAAGAGGGTAATTTTGAAAGAGTAGAAAAAAGAATTGACGTATGGTATGAAGGTGTAATGGTAATGGGAACAGACATTATATTACAATGGAAAATGATGGAGAATATGGTTAGACCAAATTCTGCAAATCAATATGCTTTACCAAATTATGTAGCATGTGCGCCTAGAATGTACAAAGGAAGCATAGAGTCTTTAGTTAGAAGAATGATACCTTTTGCTGATTTAATTCAAATGACTCATTTAAAAATACAACAAGTAGTTTCTAGAGTTGTACCTGACGGTGTCTTTATAGATGCCGATGGATTAAATGAAGTAGATTTAGGAACTGGAGCAGCATATAATCCAGAAGATGCATTAAGACTTTATTTTCAAACAGGTAGTGTTGTTGGTAGAAGTTACACAGGTGACGGTGAATTTAATAATGCGAAAATTCCTATTACTCAATTAACTTCTAATAGTGGAGCTAATAAAATGCAAATGCTTATTGGAAACTATAATCATTATTTAGATATGATTAGGCAAGTTACTGGATTAAACGAAGCAAGAGATGGTAGTATGCCAGACCCAAATTCTTTAGTAGGAGTTCAAAAGTTAGCAGCATTAAATTCTAATACTGCAACAAGACATATTTTACAATCAAGTTTATATATAACTAAAACTTTAGCTGAAGCTCTTTCAATAAGAACAGCTGATATATTAGAATATTCTGATTTTAAAGATGAGTTTGCTATGCAGATAGGAAAATACAATGTGTCTATTATAGAAGAAATTAAAAACTTATACCTCCATGACTTTGGTATATTTATAGAAATGTCTCCTGACGAAGAACAAAAAGCAATGTTAGAACAAAACATTCAAATGGCTTTGTCTAAAGAAAATATTAGTTTAGAAGATGCTATAGATATTAGAGAGATAAATAATTTAAAGATGGCTAATCAATTACTAAAAGTAAAAAGAAAAGCTAAACAAGCATCAGAGCAACAGCAAAAACAACAAGAACAACAGATGCAAGCTCAAATGCAAATGGAGCAACAACAATCAGCGGCTCAAGCAGCTATGCAACAAGCTCAAGCAGAGCTTCAAGGTAAGATGCAATTAAAACAAGCTGAGATAGGTTTTGAAATAGAAAAACAAAAAAACGAAGCTGAATTGAAAAAAATGTTAATGGCTGAAGAGTTTGGATATCAAATGCAATTAAAAGGTATTGAGCAAAGTCAATTAGACGCTAGAGAAAAAAGTAAAGAAGCTTCTAAAGACAAAAGAATTAATCAACAGTCTAGTAATCAATCAAGAATGATTGAGCAAAGAAAGCGAAACACTCCTTCTATAAATTTTGAATCTAACGAAGATAGTTTAGATGGTTTTGACTTAGCAGAATTTGACCCAAGATAAATTAAATAAATAAGTATTAACTTTACAAAAATTAAATCAAATGGATATTAAAGTAAAAGAAGTAAAATTCGAAGAGCCAAAATCAGCAATCGAAGTAGAAGAAAAGCTGTTAAAGGATCATGAAGACAAATTACAGGGAACTTCTGTAAAAGAAGCCTCTGACACAAAAGAAGAAATTACGTCTGAAAAAGAAACGAAGGCGGAAGAAAGTTCAGAGTCAGAAATAAATGACAAAGACGTTCTTAAATATATTAAAAATAGATATGATAAAGACATCTCGTCAGTAGATGAATTGTTTGCGCAAACAAAAGACAATGACGATTTACCTGATGATGTGGCGGCATATTTTAAGTACAAGAAGGAAACAGGACGTGGAATTGAAGACTTTTATAAATTACAAAAAGACTACGAATCCATGGACGGTGACCAATTGTTGGCTGACTATTATAACGTAACCGAAGATGGGTTAGACGCTATAGATATTCAAGATTTAATTGAAGATAAATTTTCTTATGATGAAGATTTAGATGATGTTAAAGATGTGAAGAAAGTTAAGCTAGCAAAAAAACGAGAACTTGCGAAAGCAAAGAAGTTTTTTAGTGAACAAAAAGATAAATATAAAGCTCCTCTTGAGTCAAGTGGGGGTGGGTTGTCTGATGAACAAGAAAAAAGTCTTACTGCTTATAAAAGTTACATAGAAGAATCTAAAACTGTTGAAGAAGCAAATGAAAAAAGATATGACTATTTCTTAGATAAAACTGAAAAAGTTTTTAACGATGAATTTAAAGGTTTTAAATTTGATATCGGTGAAAAAGATATGTCTTATAAACCAGGGACAGCTCAAGAATTGAAAAACAAACAGAAAGACGTTAACACATGGCTTAACACTTTTATGGATGACAAAGGCTTGATAGAAAATACGGAAGGATACCACAAGTCTCTTTCTGTTGCAATGAACCCTGACAAATTTGCTAAATTTTTTTACGAACAAGGCGTAGCAGCAGCTGTGGATAATGTTACTAAGAAATCTAAGAACATAAACATGGATGTTAGGCCAGCTCCTCAATCTTTTCAAAAAGATGGATTGAAGATAAGAAACGTAGGAAATACTGATTCAGGTAGAGGACTCAAAATAAGAAGTATAAAATAAATTATTTAAACTAAAAAAAAATTAATTATGTCAGTATTACAAACACCTGGATTTCAGTTACAGCCTTCTGCACAGAGGACTCTATCTCCATCCAACTACATAACTAACTTTGATTTCTTGAATCAGTATTTACCAGATACATATGAAAAGGAATTTGAGCGTTATGGAAACAGATCAGTAGCATCCTTCTTAAGACAAGTAGGTGCTGAAATGCCTTCAAATTCAGATTTGATTAAATGGGCAGAACAAGGAAGACTACACGTTAAATATACAAATGTAAATGCAGATAGTGCAGCACTTCAAGGTGCAGCATCAGCTAATTTTACTGTAAACGATGTGTTAAATCCTTTAACGAATGCAGCAGCAAATATATCAGGACAAATTGCAATGAGAGTAGGTCAAACTCTTATGATTTCTGATAATGCTCCTAATTCAACATTAAGTAACAAAGCAATTGTATCAGCTGTTAACTACGCAACAGGTGTGGTAACAGTATTGTTTTACGAAGCTCTTGGTCAATCATTTGCGGTTAACTCAACTGTAACTATATTTGTTTATGGTTCTGAGTTCCAAAAAGGAACAGACACAATGGCTGAGTCGTTAACTTCAGATGATTTCATCTTTCAAAATTCACCAATCATTATCAAAGACAGATACAGAGTAGCTGGTTCTGATATGGCGCAAATTGGATGGATTGAAATTACAGGAGAAGACGGAGTAAATGGATACCTTTGGTATTTAAAGTCAGAGCATGATACAAGACTACGTTTTGAAGATTACCTAGAAACAGCTATGGTGGAAGCAGTTCCAGCAGAAGCAGCTTCAGGTGCAATTGGTTCAACTACTACAGGTAATAAAGGTTCAGACGGAATCTTCTTTGTTGTACAAAGTAGAGGTAATATCTATGGTGGTGGAAACCCAGTAGCTTTAGCTCAATTTGACAATGTTATTCAAAGACTTGATA